TGATGCTGGTTATGCTTGGTCTAAACGTATTCGTGATCGGCTAGAAAAAGAAGATCGTGGTTTAAGGGCTATCACTGGTGCTGTTCGTAAGGGTTTGCAGAAGAAAGCTGATGACCATAATGAAGCGGTTGGCAATGTAGCCAGCAAGCGCACTAATCTAAGAACCTTATCAACTGTGTTTAATCGTGGCATTGGTGCATATAAGACCAATCCTCAAAGTGTTAGGCCAAATGTTAGCAGCCCAGAGCAATGGGCATATGCAAGGGTCAATTCATTTTTATATGTTCTTCGCAATGGAAAATTTCGCAGCGGGAAGCATGATACAGACCTTTTACCAGAAGGTCATCCAATGTCATCTAAGAGAGGTGAAGATATGACAGACGATCTATTTGAAGAAATGGATGAGCGTCACATAGTGGACATCCAAGAGACAGATGACACTTATGTGATTACTTACGCAAAAATCCATGAGGAAGAGGAGCAGCAAGAGGAGCGCTTTAGCCGTGAAGACATGTCCATGCGTGGGCATTACATGGACGAAGATAAATCCATTGATATGGACAGCAGAAGCGTCATGGTCGGTGTATCTTCTGAGGAGCCTGTTGAGCGAGATTTTGGCCTTGAGGTTATGGATCATTCAGCGGAAAATATGGATTTACGCTTTTTGAATAGTGGCAGAGCGCCATTGCTTTTGGATCACGATATGACCAAGCAAATTGGCGTTGTCGAAGGGGTTGAACTTGATGAGAATGCGCGGCGTCTACGTGCAAAAGTGCGCTTTGGAAAAGGTGCGCTTGCCTCTGAAGTGTTCAATGATGTTACTGATGGCATCAGATCAAACATCAGTGTAGGCTATCGTATTGATGGCCGAATTACAAGGAAGGACGATCCTGATAACTATTACAGGATCAAGACTACTCCTATGGAAGTTTCGATAGTTTCAGTGCCAGCAGATCGGTCAAATCTTGTTGGTGTTGGGCGATCAGTTCCAGCAGAACCTAAACCCTCAACATCAAAAGGAGATGTTACAATGACTGAAGAAGTCAAAACAGACATCAATCTTGATGCGGTAAAAGCTGAAGCAGTTCGTGCCGCACGTAAGAATGATGCTGAAATCTTGGCACTTGGAGCCAAGCACAACAAGCGTGATCTTGCAAACGAAGCAATTGCCAGAGGAACATCAGTTGATGAGTTCCGTGGTCAGCTTCTCAATGCAATCACAGACAAGCCTCTGGATATTGCTCCAGCAGCAGTTGATGTGCCAGTAAAGCAAAAGCGTGAATATTCATTGGGTCGCATGATCCAAGCGCAAGTCACTGGCGATTGGCGTAAAGCTGGTTTTGAGCGTGAGATGAATGACGAAATTACCATGCGTATAGGACGTGAAGCCGAAGGCGTTTATGTTCCTGATTTCGTATGGGGTCAGCGTGGTCCACTCTCAACAGCAGCAACAGGCGGCTCTGGCTCAGAAGTTGTCTTTGATGATTTTGTTCCTACAGTACATCGTGGAGACATGTTCATTGAAGCACTTCGCGCACGTCAAGTGCTTGGTGGATTGGGTGCAACCTACTTGTCAGGTCTGACAAACCGCATCAAAATGCCAAAACTCGCAACAGGTGCAAATGCTGCATTTGTTGAGGAATTGGCAGATGTCACAGATGGTGCTGGCACAGATGGTGGCGTAACACTTCAGCCGCGCACGATGGGTGCGTTTGTTGAGGTTTCACGCTTGCTTGCAATGGAAAGCGTGCCATCAATTGAGCAAATAGTCAGAAATGACTTGCTTGCTTCAGCAGCAGACCGCATAGAGTTCTATGCGATCCAAGGTTCTGGATCATCAGGTCAACCAACAGGTATCTTGAATACATCAGGTGTAAACAACCTTGATATTTCAGCAGGTACTGATGTTGATGCGCTTACATGGTCAGACATCATCAGCCTTGTTAAGTTGGTTGAAGAGGACAACGGCATTGTCAATGGTAATGCTGCTGGCTTCTTGTCACATCCAGCCGTGAAAGCAAAACTTGCTTCTACTGCTAAAGTGGCGTCTACCGATAGCGTAATGATCTTGAATGATCCTTGGAATAACCTCTATGGCTACCCAATGGCATTTACATCAAACGTACCAACTAACCTTGATCCGGGCGATGGTGGAAATGATGCGTCTGCATTGATCTTCGGTGACTTCTCACAGTTGATGATTGCACAGTTTGGCGCACCATCTATCTTGGTTGATCCATACAGCGGATCGAAAGCTGGCACAGTTCGCATGGTACTCCATGCAGAGCTTGATGTTGGTGTTCGCAACGCAGTTAGCTTCGGTATCACAGATGAGGTATCTATAGCTTAATAAGCAATGGGGTGGGCTAACTGGCCCACCCTTCTTTTAGGAGATGGTGATGAAAGTTAAAATCTTACAGAAATGTTTCGCTGGGACGGGCGGTAATCTCATGCCCAATGAAGTGCATGATATTGAAGATCGTATTGCTGAAAAGCTGATAAATCGTGGCTATGTTGAGGCAGTTAAGGCTGAGAAGCCAAAGGCAGCACCCAAGAAAACCAATCGCGCCGTTAAAACGGTGGCAACGCCAGAGGACGAATAATGGCTATATCCTTCGCCACTGACTTAGCTAATATGCTGGTAACAGATGAATTTGCCAGTGATGTTACGTATGACGGTGGGACAATAAAGGGTATATTTGATAATGAGACTGTGCCTGTGGATGCTGGTGGTATTGTGCCAGTGCATGAAGAACAGCCCAGATTAACGTGTAGAAGTGCAGATATTCCATCTATCGCATACGGTGATGCGATGGTTATAAATTCAGTAAATTATAAAGTCAGAGCTTGGATACATGACGGCACTGGCGTGACAGTTGTGCAATTGGAGAAACAATAGTGGCGCACGTTAGAAAGTCTATCAGAGACAGGTTTATTTCTACGCTTACATCAAATGTAACGCTTGTAAGTAGTCGGGTTTATGGCACACGGGTTTATCCGATAACTGATGCAAGCCTCCCTGCGATTACGGTTTACACAGGATCAGAGGCGTCTAGCCGTTATAATATGGGTGTCACTGATATTACTAGAGAATTAAGTGTAGAGGTTGACTGCTATGTGAAGGCAACTGATACTTTTGATGATGATGTGGATGCAATATGCGTCCAAGTCGAAGAGGCAATTGCTGGGGATTTCACGATCAACAGCCTTGCAAAAGGAGCGACATTGATTGGCACAGAAATAAATTTTTCTGGTGATGCGGAGCAACCTGTGGGTATCGCAAAGCTGACATTCAATGTTAGATATGTTACATCTATGGCAGATGTAGAAACAGCCAAGTAAAGGAGTTTTTCATGGCTACTTATTTCGGATCAGACGGAAGCGTGAAGCTGGTGACTACTGGCGGCTCCGTTGCACAAATTGGCGAACTGTTAAGCTGGACTATCACAAATACAGCAGATGCGGTTGAGACGACTACTATGGGCGATACGTCACGCACCTTTACCAAAGGATTGATGACGGGAACAGGAAGCATGAGCTTGTATCTTGATCCTGATGACGCAGTGCAGCAAGACCTTGTGCAAGGTGACAAGGTGGATTGTGAGTTTTATGCTGAAGGTGCTTCTTCTGGTGATACCAAATATACTGGAACTTATTTGGTGACTTCTGTTGAGCGCGGTGCAACTATGGACGGGATAGCAACATTAAGCGCAGAATTGCAACTTGATGGGGCGCTCACAATCGGGACTGTCTGATGTCACTAGCAAAGCAAATTGCGGCTAAAAGGGCTGAAAAGGAGCTTAGTTCTTTTGATGTCGAAGAATGGGGTGAGGGCAATGAGCCTCTTACCCTATTCTTTTCTGATGTGGCTGCAAGAGATATTTCCAAGATACAGAAAAAGCATCCCAATTTTATCACAAGTCCAAGTATGGATGCGATGGTTGATCTAATCATTCTAAAATGTTTGGACAAAAATGGCGATAAAGCATTTGAGGTTGGGGATAAGTTTATTCTTATGGGTGAGCCTTTAGGTGTCATTGCAAAGATTTTTGGTGCTATTTTCGAAACTGTATCTGTAGAGGAACATGAAAAAAACTAAGGAGCGACCCATTCAGATATAATCTGATTTCACTTGCGGAGCATCTTGGCAAGACGATTGATGAGATTGATCTAATCAGTATGTCGGAATACAATGAATGGGTCGCCTATTTTAGAATAAAACAGGAGCAAGAAAAAAATGGCAGTTGAAAAGCTCACATTTGAGATGAACGCTGTTGGGAATGCTGTTCCTGAGATGCAAAAAGTTCAACAGCAGCTTGGCAGAGTTAATAAAGCCATGACTGTGAGTTCCCGTCAAATGAACGCGCATACAGTTGCTATGAGAAAGCAAACTGGTGGCATTCAGAAGATGACCCGAAATATGGGTATGCTTGGCTTGCAGGTACAAGACGTTGCGGTGCAAGCTAGTATGGGAACTGACGCTTTGCGCATATTCTCTATGCAGGGTCCACAGATATTATCTATATTTGGCCCTCTTGGTATGATTGCAGGTGCGCTTGCGGGTGTGGGTGCTGGCGTTCTCATGGCGAGTGGTGGTCTTGATCGGTTTAAGGGTGTTTTTGATGCTATACGTCCAGCCCTTGATAATTTCCTTGAAAAAGGTGGAGCGTTAATAAATGCGTTTTCTCCTGTTGTAAGTTTTTTCAATGGTATCCTTGCGGGGGCTTTTACTTTAGTTGGGAATGTAATTGATTTTGTTTCTGATAATTTGGCTATTTTAGGAACTGCTGCTGGCGTATTCATGGCTATAAAATTAGGAAATTTTGTATTCGGCGTAGCAAGTGATTTTGTTAAATTTGCAAAAGCGGTTTCAGCGTCTCAGATTTTAATGAGATTATTTAATATGACGGTAAGAAGATCGCCACTTCCGCTTTTAGCGATTATGCTTGGCATTACTGCTGATAGAATGGGACTAATCACCAAGGCTATGGATGAATTAAAGGCAAAGTTCCCAGAATTTTTTGATGCTGTAGAAGATGCGGGTGGAGCTACACTTAATTTGCTTAAAAAAAGTTATGAAGCAATACAAGATGCCATGAGTTCAAGACTTCCAGCCCTTGGGCCGGATGACAAAACGGCAAGCAGAATAGATAAAATCACTTCTGCGACCAAAAGACTTTCTGATGCGCAATTAAGGCTGCAATCAATTTCTCAGTCTGTTGAGAGTTCTTTTGAGAATGCCATGATGTCAATGATAGATGGCACAACATCAGCAAAAGATGCGTTTAGAGCTATGGCGCGAGATATTATCAAAGAATTATATCGCATCTTCTTTGTTAAGCAGATTACGGGATTTATCAGTCGAGCCATAGATTTGCAATTTGGTGGCGCTTTAATTGGTTTTGGCGGTGTTGGTGATGGCAGACCAGCGCCAGATATTCCGAAAAAGGCAATGGGTGGTCCTGTTTCTGCTGGAAGACCATATCTTGTGGGTGAGCGTGGTCCAGAGCTTATGATACCACGTTCATCAGGCTCAATTGTGCCAAACAATAAACTTGGTGGTGTAACCATCCATCAGACCTTTCAGTTTGCAGCTAATGGCGATGAGAGCGTGAAGAAACTCATTGCTCAAGCTGCGCCACAAATTGCAAAAATGACTGAGCAAGGTATAATGGATAGCAGAAGGCGTGGCGGTCAAATGAAGGCGGTATTTGGTTAATGGCAATTACATATCCCATATCACTGCCTACAACGGGCATATCATCCGTTGAGTGGCGCACAGTTAATTCTGTAGTGACTTCTCAATCGCCATTTACTTACAAGCAACAAATTATTTCTCATGGTGGTCAAAGATGGGAGGCGACGATAAACTTGCCACCTATGAATAGAAATACTGCGGCTGCATGGAAAGCGGCGCTTGTAAGCCTAAAAGGAAGCTATGGCACTATGTTGCTGGGTGATCCTAATTATTGTCTCCCTAGAGGCACTCTGCGCTCCACAGACGCATCTAATTTCGCTACGGTATCCGCTACGGCTGGGAACAGCTTCTTACAAATCACTATGCAAGATCAGACCAAGACTTTGCTTGCGGGTGATTATATCCAAGTCGGATCAGATGCTGCTGCACGTTTATTTCAAGTAATGGAAGATAGAACGGGCGATGGTCAGCTAGAAGTTTATCCTAATGTCAGGATTGATTATAGCAGCGAGACGATTGGGACGAATGACACAAAAGGTGTTTTTCGCCTCTCAAGTAATGTAACATCATGGTCAATTGATAATGCAGCAATTTATGGCATATCATTTGATGTCGTTGAAGCAGTTTAAGGGAACGTCATGGCAGACCGTAAGATAACAGAACTAGCAAACATCACAGGCGCTAACTTAGCCGATGCAGATGAATTTGTGGTGGTTGATGCTTCAGCAGATGAAACGAAAGCCATTACCTTCGCTGAATTAA